GGGAAAGGATCATTAGCTATATAGTCAATAGCTTGAGTTTGCGGAACAGCTCTTCTTAACACTACAGTTTCTCCAGATGCTGGAATGTTTCCTGCAGTAAAGATAACAGAACCACCTGATGCAGATCCTGCACCAGTAACAGTATAATGCGTAGTTAAAGTTTTAACAGTTTCTGTGGCAGTTGTATTATTTCTAATAATGACCTGTAAATCAGAGTCTGCAAATATCTTAAAGGTATAACTAAAGGTGGTAGTAGAGCCATCTCCGTTATAGGAATTTTTAACTGTTGTTGATGATATTGTCATAGTGTTCCTTTATTATTTTTTCTTTTCTATTTCAACCTTATTATTTATATAATCTAAACCTCTTTTAGCCGTCTTTATCATTAATAAATAATGTTCATCTATTAACTCTCTTTTCTCATCTGGAGTATACTTCTTTGTATTGTATATATTCCTAATTACGCTATTTAACTCACTAATAGCATCTTTTAAAGAAATTAAATATAATTCATTTTTATCCTTAATTTCTTCTCTTATTTTAATAGCTTCTTCAAAATCACCTCTTTTTTCTAAAACTGATATAGCTTGAAACTTCTTATTAATTTTATCAAATGATCTGTAAAAATTAGTTATATACTGAGATGATCCTGATGGATCTCTTAAATCAAAAGCTCTTACAAAAGGTATTCCTGTTAGATTATCTGTTGGTTTAATAGGATCGTCAATAACACCATATTTTATTAATGCTTTATCAATTTCTCTAACAACATAACCACCGATACCTCCAGTCCATTGTTTGATAACATTGTCAATATAAATTGGATTGTCTAACTTAGTATAATCTCCAACAACACTATTGATTGTTTTAGAAATTAATTTTGCAGTTTCTGATGTATAATTTGTATATTGATATTTAGATGGTAAATTTTTGTCCATGTAATAAGGAACTAAAGGAGTATCTTTAAACAAAGAATAGTTAAACATAGCTTCTGCAATAGGTAAAGCAGCTTGAGGCACAGGAATAACATTTTTTACATTTGACCATAAAAAATCTTTTGCAAATCTATTGAAATCATTTGGATTTTCTTTTGACCAATAGTCTAAAAATTTCTCAGTACCAGTTCCAAAAACAACACCAGGTTCAAATGGTTTTGCAATTTTATAAAGTTTATCTTCTGTTGCAATGATCCAATAATGATCCTTAACCCATTCATCTAATCTTTGTACTCTTTCATCATCTCTGTTTGCAAACCACAAATAAACACTTGGAAATATAATTCCTCCAGTAATTAAAGCCATAGTTCTTCCTGGTCTTTTTGCAAAAGCATCATAAATTTTTGCGTAACCTTGAAGTCTAGCATTAAAGAAAGCAACTATTTGATTTAATCCTCTAATCTTTGTTCCCATTTTTGCATAATCAATCGTAATATCTCTTGATTCAAACCCACCTCTTTCAATTGCTTCTCTTTCTGATAATCCTAATTTTTTAGCTTTATTGTATGAATTTTTAAACTCAGCAATCCTTGTCATGTTTTCAGATAATTCAGAAATAACTCTTAACATTTCCATAGGATTTTTTAATTTATTTCTTATTGGTCCTTGATTTAAAATATCAAAAGCTGGTTTATCATAAACCTTTCTATCTAAAGAAACTAAAGTAGATTGCATACCACCTGATCTAATCCACTTTTGATATATTGCTTGTGACTTTTTACTAAATCCAGTCTTACCAAGAATTAAAGTTCCAAGTCCTTCAAGAGAACTCCATATAGGAACAAAACCAGATTTACTAAATATGGTTGCTGACAATGTATCTCTTGTAATGTTTGCAACAACAAAATCTGGAGATAAAGTTGCTCCAGCTCTTAACCATGATGCAGGTTTACTTAAATATTTATTAAACATACCCATTTGCCTTGGATCAAAATCTTTCATTGCTTCAGCTAATTCTTTACCAACTTCCCAAACTTCAAACTTACCATTACGATAAACACTAACTGAAGTTTCATCAGGTGTTAAAAATTCTTTTCTAAATATTTTAAAATTTTCTAATGCTTTAGGATCAATACCTTCCTTAAAAACTTTTTCTTTAATTATTTTTGTTTTTGGTATCTTTGCTTTTATTTTTTCTGGTAATAATAATTCTTCAATAGGTCTTAATGTTTTTTCTTTTTTAAAAATATCAGTAGAAAATGCGTTTTCTAATTCTTTTACATCAACTTCAAATGCTCTTGTTTTAGCTTTTTTAATATTAATATCTGGAAAAGCCTCTTTGTTTTTTTCAACAAAATTAAAAAACTCTATTAATGCTGCATTTCGTTCTGCAAGTTTAATAAGATGAAAAGTATTTTTGTAAACTGTTTCAATAGGATCAAATGTATCTAAACCTTTTGCTCCTTTAATTCTTTTTAATGGATTTGATACAGAGCTTGTATATCCAGTTTCTCCTTTTTTAGCTTCAATAATTCTAGAAAATGGAATGTAATTTTTGTTAGCTTCAAGCATACTATTAAATGCTTCTTGAGATATTAATCCTCTTTCTTTTACATATTCTAATAATTCTTTTTGATAATTATCCAATTCTTTTGATGTTTTTTCATATTTCTCAATTAACTTTTTATTATTAACAACCTCTTTTGCTGCTTGAACATCAAATCCAGAATCAATACCACGCTGTTCTAACTCAACAACTCTTTTTGCTATTTTATAATTATTAAACTCAGCATAAGATTGTTTGCTTTCTGCAATTGGTTTCATAATTTGATTAAATGATTTTCCTTTATTATTTAAACCTCCATCTATTGTTGCAATTTCAATAAAAGTTCCAGCACGATAATCCATGCCTAATAAAATTCTAAATCTTTCGTATATATTTAATATTCCTTGAGGGTTTTTTTCTTTATCTACTCTCCTTAGAATTTCTAAAATAGGATGAAATCTATCTAATAAATTTTTAGTTAATAAATTTTTAACTTCTTTAGTTGTTATTTCTTCTTTTATTTCTGTATATCTTGTTTTGTCAAAAAGTTTTTGTTCTGCTGCAGTTTCAAATACAATTCCTTCTTTAAATTCATCTGGTTTAACTTCTGGTCTAGGTTCTTCTTTTATTTCATAAGATCTTGGATTCTTTATATTTGAACTTGAATGATCTTCTAAAATAGTTTTGTCAGAAACCATATCTGAAAATAATTCAACAGCGTCTTTATCAGTTTTTTTAATTGTATCTATTGCCTTGGTTATTCCTTTTCCTGCAAGACCAAGTGTACCAAATAATATAAAAGAATCTGTTAATTGTTCTTTACTTGGCAATTTTCTTTCAATTAAAGCACCAGTTCCCTCAAAACCAACAACCTGACCAAATAAATTTGGAATAAAACCTTTACCATATTTACCCATTAATCCTGGAACTCTATAAGCAGCATAAAGTTGAGCAGCTTCTTTAGCACCAGCTTTCATTCCTTCTTTAACAAAGGCATCAAACCATTCTGAAAAACTACTGACCTCATCATTCTCTAGTGCTGTTAAATAAGTTTTTCTTAAACTACCGCCAACCAAACCTGCTGATATAATAGATCCTCCAGGAACTGGGGAAAGAAAACCTGGAACAGCACCTACTGCATAAACAGGCAAATCTTTAATAATAGTTGCTAAATTTTGAATATTTCTTTCTATAATTCCAGTATCATCAAATTGAGGTTGTGTATAAAGTTCAGGGGTAATATTATTTCCTATGTATGCTTTATGCAAATCCCATATTCCACCACCCCATCCTCTTTTCCAATATTTAGCAGGTTCAAAAGCATCACCTACTAATTTTTGTTTTAATGTTTCATTTTCTGGATCTGTTAATTCTATTTGTTTTAATTGTTCATATACAGATCCTTTTTCTTGTCTCATTTCAACAATCACTTCATCCCAATGCATTTCTATTGGTTTTGTGTCTAAAGGTTTGTGTCCAAACTCTTTTAATATTTCATCATCAGTAAAATTTGCTTGTTGCAATTCTATGATTTTATTTTTTTTAAATGATTCAATTTCTTCTTTTAAGAAACCTGCTTTTTCAAAATTTTGTACCTGTTCAGCAATAGTAGGCATTACTTTCCTTTTTGCTTTAAAAATTGTTTATATTCTTCAGATTCCAGATATTCTGCTGTAGTTTGGTTTGGTTTTCTTTTTGGTGGAAGAATTTGATCTTGTATATTATTTTCTTTTTTTATTTTTCTAATAACATTTTTAAAAACAAAATTTGAATCTGGAATATATTTTTTAATATCTTTTGCTATAAAATCTTCACTTGTTGTTTCTAATAAATCATTGGGAGATTTTCCTTCTTGAATTGCCTTTATGTATCTATTGTACATAATGTATTTAAAATTACTTAATCTCTCTTCCTTTGTATCATCAAGATCTTGTAATGCTATAGGTCCAGATATTTGATACTTAAATGTATTTAAAAAATCAAAAAACTTTTCATGATTATTTTTAAATCCCTCTTGATTAGATATTGAAAAAAGATTGTTTAAATATTGTAAATCTTTTGTATTTAAACTTTCTCCTACTCTTTCAATAATACTTTTAGATACAGTTTCTCCATCTAATAAAAACTTATCTGCAATAGTATTAATTTTATCATCAATAATTAATTTAATAATAGAGGAGTTTTTATCAAAAGATGTAATAGTATCAGATTTTTTATTTACAACTTTTTCATTAAGTTGTTTAAATTGCTCTATAATTTCTGGTGTACTTCCAAACAATTCTTCTATTTGTTTTTGATACAATCCATTTTTTTTGTTTATTTGATTGATTGCTTCTTTTGATTTTTGAGATACATCAAATTTAGCAATTTGATTGTTTGCAAGAATAGTAAATTGCATATCTGTTTTCATCTCTCTTGCTTTTTTTGCAGCAAAAGTATTAAATTCTATTTTTTCTTGTTGAGATAAACCTTGATAAATATTTTGTAATTCTTTATTTCCACCAAATGTAGATTTTTTAATTTCATCATAAGCTAATGATAATTTGTTAGGAGCATCATCTGGAGATAAATTTAACGAACCAGTTAAAACTTGAAACTTTCTAAGTTTAATTTGTTCATCAGCTTTATCAGAATACTTAAGCAACTCTTCTGGTTTTAATTGGTCAAATATTCCTTTTTTTTGAGCATCTTTAAAAGAAAATGGTTGATTAACAGCTATATCTGCTGCCAAACTTTCTTGACCAAATTTTATATAAGAATCAGTTAATATTTTTTTTACTCCATCATCATACTTTGGATTATTGTTAATTCTTTTTAAAATCTTATCTTTATAAATAGGAAAATAATCTGGACCCATTTCTTTTAAAACGAAAGTTTCTTTAGAAACTAAATCTTCGTCAATATTTTTTGCTTCATCTATTTGAGATAAACGAGAACCTTCTAGTGCTTTTACTTTTAAAATTCCTGCTGTTGCATAATATTTTTGTTCTAATGCTTTTTTTGTAAAATTATCCAAACTTTCAAATTTTTTATTTTTTGTATATTCAAACAAACTATTAACTTGTTGATCGTGAATGTTAGAAGCGTCTGTTGGATTTGGATTTTTTTTTGTTTCACTTTGAATTGTAAATAATCCTTTTTGAACAACTTTTCCAAATTCATCTTTTTGATCTATATATAAATCATTTAATATTTGAGTTGATTTATTATCAGCTTCTAATTTTTTTTCTTTAACATAATAATCAGTTATTGCTTGTTGTATACCTCCAACAAATTGAGGAATAGGAGCTTGAACAGTAGTTTTAATTCCAGGAGCTTCTGCTGTAGGTCTTGCTTGTGTTTGAAATACAGGTATCTTTGGCATTAGCTATTCCTTGATCTGTTCATTGATTTAGATTGTATTCTTAAATTACTCATACTATTATTTCTTGGATTTCTGTCTTTATGATCTATATCTCTTCCAAGTAAACTATTACCATATTTCTTTTTCATCATTCTTCTAGCACCATTTCTACTAGCTCTATCTTTTTTTTGTTCTGGTTTAGAATGATAATTTGCGTATTCTTTTTTATAATTTCTCATATTAAATAGTTCCTTTACCCTTTCATTTTTAACAAACTTGTTCCAGTATCACTTACTGTTTTTATTTGTGCAATTTTTGCTTGTTGTCTTGCTATTGTTCCTTGTATTCTTGAAAAATTAGCTTCTTCTATTTTTTGTGCTTGTTTTACTTTTGAATTATAATCCATAATATTTTTTTGCAATTCTGCTTGTTCTGCATTATATCTTGCAATTCTAGCTGAAGTTCCTTCACCAGATACTACTCCAGATTTGTTTAAATTAACTTCTGTTGTTCCTTGTAATTCACGAAATTGTTTATCAAATTGTGCAATATCAAATTCTAATTGTTTTTCTATTTGTGCAGCTTCTTGTTCTGCAATCTGTGCATTACGATTTGCAACTGCTTGATTATACTTTCCTGCCGCACCTTGTGCTTGATATTGTGCAGCACCCAAAGCTCCAACTACTGCCATTTGCCAACCCATAACTAAAAGATCCTCGCATATCTGTTATGGTCTGTTCTATCAAAACCATATTGTTTCATAACACCTTCATCCTCTAAACCTAACCATGTAGCAAATCGTAAACCTTGTTTAAAGTTAGATCGTACAGCAGTTTGCACTCTCCATAAACCATGTTCTTTTGCTATTCTTGCAAAATCTTTTTTAATAGCTTTAGCCACTAATAGTGGATGATTCCAAACTTTAGAAGTAGCTAACACCCAACCCTCTGCCACACCTTTCCAGATAGGTTTCATTCCAGCAGCAAAGATAGGTTCATTATTAACGATCCCTGTGAAAGCTAAACCTTGTTCTTCTAAATTCATTGCGTCTCCATCAAACTCAGCATCTTTATCCATAAGCACATGGTTCATTTGTTGAGATAAAATAAATGCTCCATGACCCTTTTGATAAGGTACAATATGTAATATTTTATCCGTCATTGG